CTGTGATATAAACTTAAGCAGACGTGTTACTTTTAGGGAGGCATTTGTCGTACATAACTTTTAACAGGGTTAGTGTATGATAAGTGCCTCCTTTTTGTTGCTGGAGCAAAAAAGAATGATAGGTGCAAATCGGTACATACCCTGCATTTATAGGAGGAAAAGCTCATGAAAGACAAAATTTTTGGTGTCCTGCAGAGAGTAGGACGAAGCTTCATGCTTCCAATCGCAATCCTTCCGGTAGCAGGCTTGCTTTTAGGACTCGGAAGCTCATTCACCAACACCACAACAATTGAGACCTATGGTTTACAGTGGCTGCTCGGAGATAAGACTATACTCCATGCACTTCTTGTAATCATGAATGCGGTCGGAAGTGCCATATTCGATAACCTTCCGCTCATTTTTGCGGTCGGAGTAGCAATCGGAATGGCAAAGAAGGAAAAAGAGGTGTCAGCACTTTCAGCAGTCATAGCATACTTTGTTATGAATGTATCAATCAATGCGATGCTCAAGATTTCCGGAAAAATCCTTGCAGACGGAAGTATTGCAAAGGATGTGCTTGATGGAACCATCACATCAGTATGTGGTATCCAGTCACTGCAGATGGGTGTGTTTGGCGGAATTATCGTAGGACTGGGAGTGGCAGCACTGCACAACCGTTTCTACAAGATTGAGCTGCCGAATGCATTGTCATTTTTCGGTGGAACAAGATTTGTGCCTATCATTTCAACAGTGGCATATCTTTTTGTAGGAATCTTAATGTATTTTATCTGGCCTACTGTGCAGAACGGAATCTATGCACTCGGCGGAGTGGTGACAGGAACAGGATATTTCGGAACACTTCTCTTTGGTATTATAAAGAGAGCTCTTATTCCATTCGGACTGCACCATGTATTTTACATGCCGTTCTGGCAGACAGCAGTCGGTGGAACGATGGAGGTTGCAGGACATATGGTTGAGGGTGGACAGAACATCTTCTTCGCACAGCTTGCTGACTCTGCAAACATCGCACATTTCAGTGCCGATGCCACAAGATATTTCTCGGGAGAGTTTATTTTCATGATTTTCGGTCTTCCGGGAGCAGCACTTGCAATGTATAAATGTGCAAAGCCGGAAAAGAAAAAACAGGCAGGAAGCCTTTTACTTTCTGCAACACTTGCATGTATGTTTACAGGAATCACAGAGCCTCTTGAGTTCTCATTCCTTTTCGTAGCACCGGCTCTCTTTGCAGTACAGGTAGTGCTCGCAGGAAGCGCATACATGATAGCACATATTTTAAACATCGCTGTAGGACTTACTTTCTCAGGAGGATTACTTGATTTCTTCCTGTTTGGTATATTGCAGGGAAATGAAAAGACAAGCTGGCTGCTCGTGATTCCGGTGGGAATAGTATATTTCTTACTGTATTACTTTATTTTCAGCTTCCTTATAAAGAAGTTTGATTTCAAGACTCCGGGCCGTGAGGATGACGATACAGAGACAAAGCTCTACACCAAGGCAGATGTAAATGCAAGAAAAGCTGCCAAGGATACAAAAGCTTCTGACGACAAAGCGGCTGTAGACGAGCTCTCGCAGACTATATCACGAGGTCTCGGCGGCAAAGCCAATATCTCAGATGTGGACTGCTGTGCGACAAGGCTTCGTATCACAGTAATAGACCCTGACAAGGTAAACGATGCGCTTCTTAAATCAACAGGAGCATCAGGAGTCGTGCACAAGGGACAGGGCGTACAGATTATCTATGGACCGAGAGTAACAGTAATAAAGTCTGACCTCGAGGATTATCTTGCAAGTGTGACAGAGGAGCATTTCGAGGATGATGCAGTAGAAAATAATACAGCAGACGCAGATGAAGCGAAGAACGAAAATGCAGCTTCGGCCACTGATTCAAAAACAGAAGATTCAAGCACCGTTTCAGATAAAGCACAGGACGCTGCTGACACCAAAGAGCCGACAAGCACAGTTATCATCTCAAGCCCTATGACAGGAATAGCAGCAGACCTCTCAACAGCACCGGATGAGGCTTTTGCCGGCAAAATGATGGGTGACGGAGCAGTAGTCACACCTGAGGAGGGCGTGGTTGTAGCACCTGAGGATGGAACTGTTTTATTCGTTTTTGATACAAAGCATGCTTTGGGATTTACAACCGACTCAGGAATTGGTATGATAATCCATGTAGGAATTGATACAGTAAAGCTCGAGGGTAAAGGCTTTGACGTACAGGTTGAGGCAGGATGCCATGTTAATAAGGGCGATGTGCTCATGAAGCTTGACCTTGACTACTTAAAGGCAAACGCACCATCAGTTACAACTCCTGTCATCTGCACAGAGCTAAAAGATAATCAGAAAATCCGTCTCATCACAGATGGACCGATTAAGGCGGGAGAGCCTCTCTACGCAGTTGACACCTACGAGAAGTAATTCATACATCATGATAATTGAATTGTCCGGTTATGTTAATAATAAATAGTTCGTATAAATTATCAGGAGTACATTAATAAATGTCAGGGGAATGATATGTACAGAATCACAAAGGTCTTAAATCACAATACAGTGCTTGCGGTAAAGGATAAGAGCGCAAGAGAATATCTTATAGTCGGAAAGGGTGTGGGTTTTGGAAAGAAAATTACACAGTCTGTCGAGCCGACGGAAGAGGATTCACTGTATGAGCTGACCCAGACAAGGGACAGAGGTCCGGCAAAGGACATAGTAAAATCCATCGAGCCGGAGTATCTTGAGATTGCAAACACACTGCTCGATAATGCAGAGCATGAGTTTGGACATATAGACAGAAGCATATTGTTTCCTATGGCAGATCATATAGCATTTGCTGTAAAGCGTATGGAAAACAAAGAACAGATCAGCAATCCTTTAAACGATGACATCCGTGTGATGTTTTATAGGGAGTACAAGATAGCTGAGAATATACGCCATATACTAAAGGATAAAAAACAAATTGATATAATTGATGATGAGATTGGCTACATTACTCTTCATATTCATACATCCTTAAACAATTCAAAGGTATCGGATGCCATGGAGATGGCGGCAGCAGTTCGAAAATGCGCCACATTTATAGAGGAAAAGATTGGAAAGCACATAGATGTCACTACTATGGCCTACAACCGCCTCATGAACCATATCCGCCACATGGTATCAAGAGCCGCGACCGGAGAAAAATTAAAGGTTGATCTCAATCAGTTTATCGAGAAAAATTATCCGGAGTCATTCGCACTGGCAGGTGATATATGTAAGGAGCTTGGAAAGGACTTAAATCATGAGTTTTTGGACAATGAGACAGGCTACCTTGCCATACATATCGAGCAGATTAAGTGTGATGAGATGGTAAGTGAATAATAAAATGTGAAAACCTTCCTGCATATTAGGTTATGTACAAATCTCTTGCAATGTGGTACACTACATAGTTGTATCAACAAACATCCGATACACAAAATACATATGAAATCAATTTAAAGGAGATATATATACCATGAAACTCGGCATCGTTGCTACGAGGGGTATTTAACATAGTTCATTATATCCTCACAAACCGCAACATACCTCAATTTTACGATGTTTCACATGAAATCTTAATTTTATATAATTCGTTATATATTCACATAAATAAACAAAAAATGGTACACTATTGGTACATGAATGGTACATGGAAAAACCTTATGCATGACAATAATTAGAGAAGAACATGGAAATGCTCTTCTCTTTTTTTATGCCACAATTTAGGCATAAGGAGATGATGTTGTGTTTGACGATGATGTGAGAGAAAAAATATTTGCTAAAAGTGAGTTACAAAAAATCGACCTAATGACATTATCCCTTGTCATTAAAGCAATCGAAGAGGTCTTGGAGGAAAGAGAAAATGAACATGCCGTATCAGCAACCAATGATGAATTATACACCTAATTATGGAGCATATCAGTACAACCCAATGGCGAGCTATCAGAGATACCAACAGCCCGAACCAACACAAGGAATAAGTGGCAGAGTAGTACAAGCAGTTGAGACTATCAATCCCAACGAGGTGCCGATGGATGGCAGTGTAGCATTTTTCCCAAAACAGGATTTAACGGAGATATACGCTAAAAGCTGGAATGCTGACGGAACAATACGCACATTGACCTTTAAGCCGGTTTTAAACGATAAGACAGACATTTTATCGGGTGACACGGAAAAGCTTGAATTTGACCTATCAGAGAAAGCCACAGAGGGTATTATGGCAAAGCTCAACGAACTATCAGAGAAAATTGAGCAATTATCTTTAGGGGCACAAAGAAAAACTCCACGAACACAAAGTAAGGAGAGTGAAAAAGCATGAATGTAATGGGAATAATGCAACAGATAATGAGCAATAATCGTGTAATGGGAAATCCAATGATTAAGAATGCAATGAGCATGGCTCAAAGCGGAAACAGCAAGGGAATTGAGCAAATGGCAAGAAACCTATGCAAAGAAAAGGGCATTAACCCTGACGATGTAATGAAGCAGATTAGAGGTAATTTTGGGATATAGCATATGAGAGAACGTGCGCACGGCTCTTTATGAAATAAATTTTGGAGGTAAAACAGATGTTCAACACAGGAAATTGTCCAAGCGTACCTATCGTGGCGAATCTGGACGGAAACAACGGAAATAACTGGAATGACGGCTCTTGGCTTTGGTTCCTTATCGTAGTATTTGCGATATTCGGAGGCTGGGGTAACGGCTTTGGTGGTTTCGGTGGCACTAATGGCGGTGTCGGCAGTGAAATTCAGAGAGGATTTGATAATTCAGCAGTTATCAGCAAGCTAGATGGCATTTCTAACGGATTATGTGACGGCTTTTATGCCATGAATAACAGTATGCTCACAGGCTTTAATGGTATTAACACAAATATCATGCAGACCGGCTACGGCATACAACAGGCAGTAAACGCTGATACAGTTGCCAATATGCAGAATACCAACGCTTTACAGTCACAGCTTGCTAACTGCTGCTGCGAGACAAGAGAAGCCATCCAAGGTGTAAACTACAACATGGCTACTAACACTTGTGCTTTACAGAACACAATGAACAATAATACAAGAGATATTATTGACAGCCAGCAGGCGGGAACGAGGGCCATTCTTGACTTCCTGACAAACGACAAGATTGCAACCTTACAGGCAGAGAATAACGATTTACGCAGAGCTGCTTCACAGGATAGGCAGAACGCGCTTCTGACTACTACAATGGCAGCACAGACAAATCAGATTATTGACGCAGTAAGACCTACACCGGTACCATCATTCCCGGCAAGCAACCTTTATGGATATGCTTATGGCTGTGGATGTAACGCAGGTTGTGGCTGCTAAACCGTATGAAATTACATACGGTTACAACTGAATGATTGAGTATCTTAATTAAAACAACTCAACTAAACCGATTAAAACCCGATTTTTAGTCTAAGTTTAGTCAAGAGTTAGTCAAGATTATGTCTGCTAAGCAGTATTACTTGATGTTACCGACACAAATGTCGGGAAGATAAAGGGCAGACTATAATGTTTGCCCTTTTGCACATTGAAAACCGAATATTAGTTGATGATTTGTAGATTTGATTTTTCTAAAAAACTTGAATTTTGGGGTTGACTTTTTGTGCGTACTATTATATATTAAATGTGCGGACAGAAAGTGAGGTGTTTAAAATGTCTCCACGCACAGGCAGACCTAAATCTGAAAATCCAATGAATGATAGGATTTATGTAAGAGTAACAAAACAAGAGAAAAAAGAAATTATGGACTTTTCTTCTGAAAGTGGTTATTCAATACTAGAACTAATCAGAATTGGCATTGAAAAGATAAGAAGTCAAAAAAAATAAAGTGTTGCACCGCTACCAACGAACACAACACTTTAAAAGCACCAATCCGAAAGAGATTGATAAATCTATTCTATCAGTTTCTTTCGGAAAATCAAGTATTTTTTGAAAGGATAAGATATTATGGAATTAGAACGCAAGAGTATTGATGAAATGACAAAGGCAGAGCTTAAAAGGGAGCTAGATGGCCTTAGATGTGAGTATGACACATTAAAAGTCAAGGCTGACATTATCAAGATATTAGACCGTATGCCAACGAGCATTGAGCTAGAGGAAATAAGGAAGTATGCCGAAAAGGTGTATCAGAAGTCTATAGATAAGCATTGGTATTTTCTGAATGGAGTACACGACAACATCTGCAATATGGTAGACAATCTATTGGAAACAGGAGATTATAGCACACTAAACTATCTGAACTGTTTTGTATATGGTAAGTTATTAGACGAAAATCCGACCGCAACGGAGGGAGTAAAGACAATGACAGGCGATATGGAGAAACTGTTGCTGAAACGCTTAATGGCAGAGAGAGGCGGTGTGGCATAATGAATGCGATTAACAATGTAATAGATATGAGAACACCTATTGAAGTTGCACTTAACATTGATAGCGAGGGTATGACAACAGCTAGAAAGTTGTATGACTTTTTAGGGCTGGCACAAGGGCAGTTTTCAAGGTGGGCAAAAACTAATATTACAGATAATGAGTTTGCTACAGAAAATGAGGATTATTGGGGGTTCGACATTGATGTCGAGGGTAACAAAGCGGTAGATTACAAGCTCACTGCTCATTTTGCCAAGAAGTTATCTGTTAAAGGTAATTCAGAGAAAGCGGAACAGGCAAGGGAATATTTTACAACTGTAGAGGAAAGAGTAAAGCAAAAAGCTATTGATATATCCCAATTGTCACCCGAGCTTAAAATGTTCAACACAATCTTTCAGTCAGTAGCACAGCAACAACTTGAACAGAAACGACAGGCGGAGCAGATAAATAAAGTTGAGCAGACTGTTGACAATATGAAAGAGATATTTACACAGCCTATCGGAGATTGGAAAGCTGAAATCAATGCAAGGGTGCGTGAAATTTCAATCAAGAGCAAAATTGACTATCAGATACTTTACAATCAACTCTACGGAGAATTGGAAACCACTGCACATTGTAGCTTAAAGAGATTGCAGGACAATAAGAAAAAGCGCATGGAGAAAGCGGGCAATACCAAAACAGCAATTAAGAATGAGACAACAAAAATTGCTATTATCTTTGAAAAACCACAACTTAAAGCTATTTTTGAAAATATCGTCAAGAAATATGCTATGAGTTATTGTGCATAATCAAATTTAGAAACCATCAACTAATATCGGTTGGTGGTTTTTTATTTTATGAAAGAGAGGTAATAAAAATGGCTGAATTTTCAAGCATTGCAACACAGACAGTTGCAGTAAATGGGAATGTATTATTTACAGATTCGCCAACATCTGTATGCAATAAAGGATATATTTCGCACAGAACAGGGAGCGGATTAATTAACCTTAAAGGCGCTACCAATACTTGTAAAGCAAAGTACAGAGTAGAATTTAATGGCAATATTGCCGTTCCCGATGGTGGTACGGCAGGAGCTATATCACTTGCAATTGCAATAGAGGGCGAGCCGGATTTATCAACACTTGCAATTTCAACACCGACAGCCACAGAATCATTTAACAATGTGTCTATGGCAACGGATGTATGGCTTCCTTGCGGATGCTGTCAGGCAATTTCTGTCAAAAACACATCTACACAGGAAATTAGTGTAGCAAATGCGAATATTACAGTAAATCGTATAGGTTAGGAGGTTTAATATTATGCATAAATGGGCTAAACAGATAATGGAATGCGTCAAGGCTAAAGTTGACGGAATTGGAATTGACAATTTTGAAGGACAGAATCTTGACGATTTAAAGGATTTTACCGAGATTGTTAAGAATATCGTAGAATTTGACAAGGAGTATCTGATTGTTGAAGCTATGGAAAATTCAAAAGACGATTACAGGAGATACACCGAACCACCATATTATCACATGCCGGTAAACTACAACGACATGGAGTATATGCGCGACATGGATAAGAGCCGAGGTAAGATGTATTACTCTGAACCGATTGCACCACATGTGAGTGAAAGCAATTATGACAGAGCAAAGAGACATTATACCGAGACAAAGGAAATGCACAAAGGAGCTTCAACAGAGGACAAAGAGCATAAAATGAAAGCCCTTGACATGTATATCCGTGAATTGAGTGGAGATATATCAGAGCTTTTAAATGACATGACACCCGATGAACGCAACCTTTTGCGCACGAAGATGAGCAATCTTGCATCAAAACTGTAATTATTAAGGCTATGGGTAGTAATGCTCATAGCCATTTTTAGAGGGTATAAGCATGGATATAAGGGTTAATGATACATTGTGGCACATACAATTTAAAAAGCCCACATCAAGCGAATTAAGGCGGTCAGACGGCACAATAAGTTTGGGAGTTACCGATAATACAACTAAGACTATTACGATAGCTGATAATGTGTCTGATTACATGGCTGACAAGATACTATGCCACGAGCTAGTGCATGTGTACTCATTCTCATACGGCTGTGACATTGACATAGAGACAGAAGAAATAATCGCAGACTTTATGAGCTTGTACGGACGGAATATTGTATACACGGCTGACAGAATATTTGATTTATTGGAGCAAAAATATGGATAAAATAGACAGACTATTAGAATACATACACCGGACTAATCCGGAAATGACGCGGCAGAAATTGATTGAGAAACTAGGAGAGAGTGACTACAGTGCCAAGAGCATTTATTTTTTGGCGATTCAAAATTCAAAGCCCCAAAAATTTTAGGATTCGAGAAGTCCCCCCCTACATTTGACTTTTTGATTTCAAAAATCCGTTCGCAAAATTTTACAAAAACTTGTCGAGAACTTGCAAAGAACTCGCACCGCACTTTAATTGAGTAAAATTTTCTGAAAATTCAAACATTTTCCGCGAGCTGGTGCGCCTGACTTGTAACAACTTGCGCCCGGTACAGCTTGCCACGGCTCGACGGCTTGCAATGCTATAATTATATTTTTAGGCATTGTAAACGGCTTGTTTTGTGGCTTATTTTAGCGCGCTTGATAAAATCCACGCAAACACGTTTAAAAGCCCTTAAAACGTCAAATACACGGCTTAAATGTATATATCATAAAATCATAGAATATTTTTGTTAATTTGTCAATGTACTACAGCACCCGGACTTATAGCCGGATAACTTGAATCAAAAAAATCAGTTGCATAAGAATAATGCTAATGTTATAATTTAGCTGTCTAGAAACAATTATAAACTGGCTTAATTGATATTGTTCTTTTAAGCGCTGACCAAGTATATTATGTACTTGGTTTTTTCTATGCTGCGCGGTCTGTATTAGCTTTTAGCAAACTCCAAGCGGCCAATTGTACGCTGTACACCTGATAATGATATACAGAACGCAAGCACGACAAAAAGGGATATAAAATATCCCTAGTGGTAACGCGTGATATATTTTCCGGCTTGATAGTCACAAAACAATGTGACCGGGTGAGCGTGCGCGCGCTTTTCTACGACTTGCAACCATTCGCCGGACCTTTGCACCGTAATTTTTAGTTCGTGTGACTCCATCCATTCTATACAATCGTACTTGATATAGCTAAAATCGCTCATTTTTGGCATCTCATAGCCTAGCGCCTTGACACGCTTATATATTTCCTTTTTGCCCAGGTATTCATATTTTGACATAATACGCCCCCCTATCTATAACAAGCCTTAATTATTGGGCTTATATAGTTTTTGTGGTTTAGGTAGTTATCAAAAGCCACCCGGCGGTATTCTTTGCCACTAATAAGTGCAGTAACATCGTCACATGCGCCCGACTCTGCGACAGCTCTAAAAATGTCTGTTATTGCTTTACGTGTGGCGCGCTCGCCTGCTTGATATTCCGGCGCACTTTGATATTTGCCGTTGTAGCGTGCTCTGATTTCACGTTCTACAGCGTCAAGCGTGGTTAGTTCGTTATCGTTCATCTGTCAACCCTCTTTTCTATTCGTGCATGGTTTATAAGTTGTTTTTTGACCTTTTCGCGGTTCATACGTGCGTTAATCTGTTTTTATTAGGTGGTAACGCAAAGCACCTACAAGGGCGCACAATTATTTTTTCAGGCGTTGCACCTCTTGAGCCTGATATAAATATAAAGGCATTTATAAAACCTATTGGCGCGATTATTTACCGGACGCGCGGACGGAGTGCAATATATACAGCCGTAAAGTTGTATAAAAGCACCTATAAAAAATATTAAATTGATTAATACAAGACCTGAAAAGCCTTATATATAAAGCTAATAGCCGGACTTGAACCGGCTGGAATACCTTTGTTAATTTGTATTGCTATTAGCTCGTGAATTATAATAATTCGTGTCTAATAAAAAAATAAAAATAAACCACCATAACCAATAACAAGGCATGATATAAAAAGGCTTAAAGCCTTTAAAAGCTCGATAAAATCTCTCATATTGTGCCCCCTAACAATAACAAAAATCACCTTGTAGCCCGGTTGTAATAATCATTTTCCCATCCTTACGGCGGTAAACTACACCGCAACCGCCATCACGCAAAGACCATACAAGCCAGCCAGCCGGAGTTATTTTTTCATGCTTCTTATAATCATAAAAAGCATAATGCGGTTTTATTCCGCTTTTTTCCTGTTCAAGTGCATTGTTTATAATTTCATCGTCCGTTAATAACAACGCTTTTCCGTTTTTCTGTCGTCCACAATATCTCATTTTTACGCCCTTTCTGGTCTGCCATCATCAGCACCGGGAGACCGTTCCGCGGTGGACGCTCCACGTTGGAGCGTTTCGGCTTAAAAATAAATATAAAAGCTTTTCCCACTGTTATTCCATTCGCTATCTAATACGGTAACTTTTGAAAGTCTACCAATGCATCCGTAAACTCCGGCGGCATAATATTTAGAGTCGACTTGGCATCCTTTAGCGTCAGGGAACTCTTTTTTGATTTCCTGTATAATCTCATTGACTTTGTGACAGCAAACGCCGCTTTTTTCGTCGAACGGCTCCAGCCGTGAAATATAGTTCTCTGCATTTTCAAATGTGTATATATTACAATTTAATTTGATGCCGTCCATCATTTCGCCCATTCTGCAAATTTCCTTGTGTGATAATTTTTTCATTTTCTTTTTCCTTTTGACTGTGATATAATACAGTCACCTTTCAATTATTTTTTGTTTGGTGCCTGTCGTTCGGTTGGTAGCTCTGCGACAGGCTTTTTTATTTTGTTCCTTGCCTTTCGACTTGACATTATAATAACACTGCATTTATGTAATGTCAATACATAAATTAAAAAATATTGCAATAAAATTTAATTACATTAATGTAATAATAAAATCAATAATAAATGAATTAATGCATATAATAAGGAATAACTATTATTATTTATATTATGTAATGAATTATTATTGACATAATAATTTAATTATTATATATTTATGTATAGCAATATTATTTATAGTATTATTGCCAGTGATTATTGATATTATTAATTTATATAATGAGGTGTAAAAAATGGATGAGAAAAAAATAATAGAAAACTACAAGAAGCGTATACAAAAGCAAAATGACAGAATAAGAGAGAGCTACGACAGAATTAGCGTTACTTTGCCAAAGGGCACAAAAGACCGAATACAAGCACAAGGGCTGACAATTAATGGATTTGTAAACCAATTAGTATTGGATAAGCTGGACGAGCTGGAAAGCAATAACAATGAGTGCCCATTTTAAAAATTATTGCAATTATGTATTGCATTTATGTATTTAATATGTTAATATAATGTCGTAGCAATTAAATATTATTTTTGTTGGAGGTATAAAGAGTATGAGAAATATCTGGTGTCTATCAGGAACCGTCAGACATGATAATTATTATGGATAACATCTGATGAAGGAAGAATCCCTTCTTTTGTTATCTGATTTACAGAAACTTATTAACCAAGTAGTCTTGATTGACTACACCATTATTATACTAGGGGGTGGAAAAATGAGAATAACGCAAGAAAAAATGGACGCTATAGCTGTCCTGATGGACGATGAGACACGAGAAAAAGTTCATCGTGAATTGGCCCCGTGCGAGCCGATAGAGTTTTTAAAACGCTACTGCGAATTGGAGCCAAGTTTTGAAACAGTGCTAAAAAACGAATTTGGCATTGAAATTTAAAAATTGAATATTGAGCTTTCAAAAAGCCGGTTTTTATGACCGGCTTTTTATTTTATATATAATTAATATATATGTGTGATGTGGTATATATTAATCAATACAGTTATTGTTATATATCCAATAATCAGTATATTGACAAAATAAGTATATTTGATTATTATTATCTTAAATTTAATTAATAAGCGAATGCCGGCTAGCTCGTATCGTTTGGAATTGTTCCAAGCGGTGCGGGCTTTTTAATTTTATGATTTTGAGGTGCTAAAATGGAAAAAATTAAAGGAAATATAACTAAACATTTAATTGCCGATTTTGGCACTTTCCAGCTTTATCGGGAAGACTTCGAGAGGGCTATAGAACAGGCTTGTCAGGAATTACAAATTGACGATTTAAAAAGCGAGGGTCAAAGACCTTGGAAAGCTGTTTGTAAACGAGTCGGAGAGATTATATTTAATGATAATAGTATTTTAAAGGATAAACAATTATATGATAATCCATATATACCTACTAACTACAATAGATATAATTATAATATATTAAACTGTATATGTGATGAGTATATATATTTTAGTGATATATATAATAAACTATGTAGTACTGTGGCATTTAGTAGTTGGTGCAATATAGATTGTGGCGTTATAGATAATTGGAGACTAAACAAAGAATCAAGCCCTATCAGTTACGAGATTTGGAAAAAATTGCAAGGAATCCGTAAAGATTGCATCAAGGATAGAGCATACGACAATAAATCCCCTGTCGGTGCTATGTTCGTTGGCAATAATGAGTTTGGCATGAATCAGCCGGGAATCGGCTACGAAGCTACACAAGCGAGAGCGTTAACAGCCAATGAATTACCGCAGTTGGACACTTCAAATAGTCAGAATATTAAAGCATTATCAGGTGATAACATGGTTGATAATGCCAAGTAATTGTATATACAATACACACAATTCTAAACCCTTGATTTATAAGGCTTTGAGGGCTATTGAATTATTACAACTATTCACAAAACAGTTGTTTAGCGAAGAGTTGAAAGGGTATAGATGAATTGTACATGCAATAGATACAATTTAAAATGCTTGATGTTTGAGAACTGAACGGCGCACGCACTGGGTGCCCTAGGGGTGTATTTGAAAAGTGAAAAACCGCCCCACTTAGCCCCCAAAATATCCGCCAAAACAAAAAGGCCTTTACTCATACCTTAACCTTACCAAGCAGTATTTATTATTATAACATAAGTTATATATTAATTAAACAACATACACAATAATAATATATATACATACAACTATGATTAAATAATAGTTATATATTATATATAACAGTAAAGGAGCTGACAGCTATGAAATTAACAGGATTTGAGTCTAACAAAATTAATTCCGAAATGGTAAATCACCCTAGCCACTACAATCTGCCTAATCGTAAAGAGTGCATTGATGAAATGATTGACATTTACGGACTTAAAGATGTGGCGAAATGGTGTGAGATTACTGCATACAAGTATAAATATCGTGCCGGACATAAAGACAGTCTCACACAGGATGTACAAAAAGCTATATGGTACACAATTAAGGCTCATGAACTTAAGTCTAGGCGCAGATGGAAAGTCTTTGGAAAATTCGTGGATAAGGAACTTCCGGTGTTGATTAAAAATGTTTTCCTGTGGCTGATGATGCTTTGCACGATTCGCGTAGTACTCTTATCTGACGAGCACGGATTGCTTATCTCGGCAGTGTTTCTAGTCTTGGCTACCATAACCGAGTCGCTGATAGAGGGCTTTAAGGATAATTAGATTTTGAGGTGTAAATCATGTTTGTATTAAAAATCGCAACAACAGTATGGCTGGCATTAATTGCGCTTGGAATGGCAAGTGCCACATTAGACGAAAAAGCAACAGTTAGTCCAAGACTTCTTAGTATTGCGGTAATGTTAGGTCAGATACTTGCCATAGCTTTCATGTGGCAATAAATATAGGGCATTCGCCAAGCGGTAAGGCACAGCACTTTGACTGCTGCATACGTTGGTTCAAATCCAACATGCCCTGTTCGGGGTTTACTTGGTTCCCCGACATTGGACTTAGTAGTTCCTTTCGTCCTCATAGCGGAAAGCTGTTAAGAGCCGTCACAAGGCTCGTGAGGGTTTAATCGTGTATAATCCCACAATGCACGAGCGTGAAAACCAACCTGCCGCAAAGACATCTGTAACAGGCAGAGTAGACATATATACCCCCTTTAATTGTTAAACTAGGGCAACTCAAATCATATGAGTCTTAGGTGAGGTGCAATCCCTCACATGTCCTTTGCTGTAGGTTTCGTTAGTTCTTTTCCTACAGCACATACATATTATATCTCCGGAGGGTGTTGCCACTCCTTAGACTTCACCCTCATTAACGGCATGTAGCTCAGTGGTAGAGCAGTCGGCTATTAGCTGATTTGTCGTGGGTTCGATTCCCAACCTTGCCGATTGTTGATGTGTGGCGAAATGGGTAAACGCTATTGCCGTAAGATAATTCGTTGAAACCGGCAACTTAGATGACGAGAGTCGCGACAATCATGTGTGGTTCAAATCCACACCACATCAATCATACGTCGGTTTAGTGCGAGCTGTTATATCTTGAATAGCGGTTGCGTAATGCTGACGGTCTGCAATATAGCAGTTTCGGAAAAATAAAAGAAAACACACAAAAACAAGTTGCTAGTAGGTACGCGCGACTGAAAGCAATGGGGTGAGACACTTCAAAATTCTGTAATGTGTTTTGGACGCCTTTTGATGGAGTGTATCTTGCCTTTTCAAAAATTCGGTAAAATCAGTTGCCTAGTGATTGCAACACGAAAAGCGGAACCGTGACCGCCTGACAGCTGTTTTTATATAAATCACGGAGTTATCGGTACGGAGGTAAATAATATGCTATCAGAAAATGAAATCCAAACAAAAGTTAATTTCTTATCATCAGCAAGGTGCAATCACACATTCCATAAATACATTGACATAACAGGTGACTTGATAGAGGGAACACTTTTATCGAGGATTTTATATTGGTTTGCGCCAAGTAAAGACAATAAGAGCAAAGCTAAGATATACAAGGACGGCGAATATTGGATTGCAAAGCAAAGAAAAGACTGGTGGGAAGAAATAAGGATTACTGAAAGACAGTATGACAAAGCAATTAAATCGTTGGTGAAAAAGAAATTTGTAATTACAGCAAAATACAAATTCAACTCAATGCCGACTATACATATAAGACCTAATTATGATGTTATCAACGCAGAAGTTAAAAAATGGGAAGAAAATATCAGACAAGAGGTTATAGCAGAAGATAGAGGACAGGAATTACATAAACAGGCAGACGGGAATGACACAAAATGTAATTCCCAAGGGAATAACACAAAGTGTAACTCGGGAATGCCACAAAGTGTAACTCTTTTAACAGGGATTACTAACAATGATTACTTTAACAATAATTACGAAACAGGGATTACTGATAAGGTACATACATCAACTAACATTGATGGAGAGGTACATACATCTGTTTCCGAGAAACAGACGGCAAGAGTCACCCGACAAAATATGCAAGCAAAGAAAGATGATATGGTCTATAGGTTCTCTGAAATCTGCGACAACAGTATTGAAAATAAGACAGTCGGAGAAGTAGTCAAAAACGCATTCCGCAGATACATGAACCTGTACGAAACATATTTTTGCAAGGTTCACCCAATCTTGACCGATAAGACTCTGACTAATGTATGTCTGTCGCTTTCTAATGTGACCGATACGGAGCATAATCACTTTGAGTGGACAGATGTTTACCTAGCAGACGAAACAGGGCTTACTGGGCTTGATAGAATGGTTAACGAGCATTTCGGACGAACACATAGAAGAGAGACTAACTACTCAATAACACATTTTGCTAAAAGCGACTATCTGTTACAGTTGGCACAAGGCATTATTGAGTACTAAACGGAGGTATAAGTATGGCAAAAGGAGTTAAGACACGAAATATTGAATCATTCCGAGAGGGATTGATGGAATACGCATATGGCAGATGTTCACAGGCACAAGCTGCAAAGATTGCCGGTATGAGTGTGCCGACATTTAGGAAGTACGCAAATATGCATTTTTTAGGTATTCCATTTCCCGACACACTGTTTAAGGCAAAGGAAGAATAACCAATGAACACAAATTGTGTGAACTGTGGCGCACCGATTGACAGAAAACTTAATAAATGCCCTTATTGTGGTACGCCTTATGACTACAGTGGCTTTAATGCAAGTTTTGAAAAAAATGCGCTTGGAACTATTTCTATTGCCGGGCAAGAATATCAAGTGTATTTAGGCGAATGTGAGGTAAACACAATCAATATGGAGTGTGGCAAAGGCATAGATGGAAGGCTTCGCAGAGACAAAATTGTTAGCAAACGAAAATTTACTTTGATTGAGGTGTAATATGTGTGAATTTTGCGAAAAGAAATGGAATGAACGTAATTTAGAGTTTGAGGTAAAAGAACTGTCTGAAAGAAAAGAAAGCAAATACAACGAGGGTTACTATACCGGAATACAGACATATGTCGACATTGAGGACAGCACACTAAATATATTTGCTTGTCTTGACAACGAACATATAAAGCCTTTAGGCATGACTAAATCCGTAAAGATTAATTACTGTCCTATGTGTGGCGAAAAATTGAGAGAGGACTAAGTATGTGTGAGTTTTGCAAAAACGGAAAACGAGACATAATACTAAATGACGATGGCAGTATTATATGCCTTACAGCAGATGCGGTTGTTGCTATTGATAGAGACACAGGCAAAAAACATAAAAATCAAATAGCAATCAATTATTGCCCTATCTGCGGTAGAAAGTTGGTGGAATGATGGCAGAACCTTTAAGTAAATTAGCAGAAAAATGTAAAAGTTGCCCTAAATCTGGAAAATGTGACCATAAAAGAATGGAGTTATGCGCCTTAATGGATTTGCCACCACAAAATCTTGCAAGTGCTACACAAGGCATTTTGATAGACAATATGTCACCTATATTGAGGGAAGAAATAAAAAGTCCTTTAAGTCCATTTAGGTACAAAGACGAATTAGAAAAAGCAATAAATGATTCCCATTTTGGAAATATGTTTATGTATGGTGCTTAGAAAGTTGGTAGAAGAAATGAACGAAACTATTTTATATATTTCAAAATCAGAACAGGATATACAAAGTTTTCTGAAATATCTTCAATCAAAGCTAAAAGCAGAACAAAAGGAATGTACCCTAGATGAAAAACACAATATTTTAAAAGTGCCAAAATATTACGATATTGTCGGAAAGAGCGTTCACGGCACCATGCTTGGTGCAGGCTATGGATATTGCAAATATTATTGTTTTTCAGAAGCGTATGATAGAAATAAATACAGCAATGCAGAAAATGAAAAACTTAAAGAAATCCTTATGCACACAAGAGAGGGTGCGGAGAGAATATCGGGGCTTGATATTTTATGTATGCTAGGGTTGGTTTAATAGGCGGTGGAAGAATGAAACATCAAAAAGAATGGCACACTTGCGACAGGTGCGGAAAAGAAATAATACGATACGATGAAAAATATGCATATATCAAAACGAGAGAGATAAAACCTCTTTACGAAAAAAGCATATGCACAGCCGAAGATATAGCAAAGGAAGTGTTTCCAATGGCTATATGGAGAGATGATATGCAATACGATTTATGCCCTAAGTGTAGGAAAGATTTTAAGAGATTTATGAGAAATGGAGCATGAAAGAAAATGGTGCACTTGCGATAGGTGCGGAAAAGAAATAAAAGCAGGGTTATTGGGTACAAACTCAATCACAAGAAATGGCGTATTGAGTACGACCTACGATTTATGCAATGAGTGCATGGAAGATTTTTGGGGGTTTATGAGAAATGAAACTGACAGTCGGAAATAGCGTATATGAAATGAAGGCAGAACAATTAAAAACTGTTTTACATGTTGCAAGTAAACAGGTTCCGTTTGGAATTTATGCGGTCGGCAAAAAAGGCATGGCTATTCTTTTGAAGGAGACCTATTCCACCCATGAGGAGCTGAAAAAGGCTGTTTCTGATTATGCGATGAAAGGATTTAAGGTTTATTATAATGAGCATGGCAGAAGTAATTAAATCAATAGAGCGTGAAGCACTTAGAGAAGCACAATCGCACGAAATAGGTGATAGAGATGGCAAGCCTATAGAAACATCCGATTTTCATGATATGACTATTGACATTGATATTTCAGTCGATGCAGTCAATGAGTACGCAAAATCAATTCTAGGCAGATACCCGAAAAATAATTATGAATTTTCAAGAGCATTAGAAATGAAAATTCTAGAGGAAACAAAATCATTAGCGAATAATGAGAAAAAGGAGTGAGATTATGTTAATAGTTGCATTACAAGATGATGTAGATAACTTATATGCCATATGGAATACAGTTACAGACAGATTTTTGGGTGTTAATTTGGACAGAGACTTTGCAATGGACGCAATAATACAATATAAGCATTGCTCTATAGCGGAAGCTAATTCAAGACTAGACAACCCACAACCATTTTCTGATATTGCTAAGGCTATTTGCAATAGCAATATTAAAAGTGCATTAAATGTACTACGCACAAGATGTCACGAAAACGCAAGAGATAGTTTTGATAAAGGCAATTATGGAATTTTGCATATAGTTACAGCAGATGAATTAAAATAAATAATTGCTGATTATCAGTAGAAAGAAATTATTATGAAGAAGAAAATTATAGCAATTGTATTAGGATTAGCATTGTGTTTTGGAATGACTGGATGTGCGTCATGGGACAGAATGGTAACAGATATGAAAAGTGATGTAAATGGCGGTATGCAAAGAACAATTACTGTATACACGGCAGATGGTAAAGAACTTGCAACATACGAGGGAAAGATTGATATTGATACAAACGATGGTGGATATGTTAAGTTTGACTTTAATGGAAAGAGATATATCTACTACAATTGCTTTGTAGAAAGCATTGCAGATATTGATTAAGTGATATTGCCGACTACGGACTAATTGTAGTTGCTGACCTTAGAAAGATAAAGGTTGATAAAATATAAAAGAAGGCAGAAAGGAATATATCATGGCTGATTTGAAAATATTTACAGAAAATATAGAACACGAAGCATTAAATCAGATATATACGCTTGTAAAACAGCCGGCATTTTCGGATTGCAAGATAAGAATTATGCCAGATGTTCATGCGGGAGCAGGGTGTGTTATCGGGTTTACTGCTGATTTAGGAGAAAAAGTAATACCGAACATTGTTGGAGTTGACATAGGCTGTGGGATGCTTACTACGAACTTGGGGAATATTGATATTGATTTTGAGAGATTAGATAACATCATTAGAGAATATGTTCCAAGTGGTAGAAAAGTTCATGAAGAAGAAAACTCATCTGTCGCAAGCGATATTATTGAAAAATTGTATTGCAAGGAACAGTTGAAAAATATAGATTGGCTGAAAAGAAGTTGCGGCACGTTGGGAGGCGGCAATCATTTTATCGAAGTTGATAGCGATAGCAAGAATAATAAATATCTTGTTATTCATTCGGGAAGTAGAAATGTCGGAAAGCAAGTCGCAGAAATATATCAGCAAATGGCGATTGCTGATATTTCGGGAAAATCGAATTTTAAACAAGACAGTGAGAAATTGATTGCTGAATACAAAAAATGTAAAAGAGAAAGAGAAATCAGCAAGGCTATCAAAGAATTAAAGCAGTCCTACGAAAAAAATACAACTAAAATCCCTAGAGAGTTATCATATCTTGTTGGGAAACATAGAGAAATGTATTTACACGATATGAAATTATGCCAAGAGTTTGCGGAAATTAACAGAAGAGCCATTCAGAGCATTATTTGCTACTATATGGGCTGGGAAGTTACAAAAGAAACGGAGCGATTTCAAACGATTCACAACTACATTGAACACGATACAAATATTGTTCGTAAAGGTGCTATTTCTGCAAAAGCGGGTGAAAAAGTACTAATACCAATAAACATGCGTGACGGTTGTATTTTGGGAATTGGCAAGGGAAATGAAGATTGGAATTATTCAGCACCGCATGGAGCGGGGCGAACTATGAGTAGGTCAAAGGCAAAAGAAAGTATTTTGCTAGAAGAGTATCAAAAAGCAATGGACGGAATATTTACAACATCTGTAAATACATCCACGATTGATGAAAGCCCTATGGCATATAAAACAATGGATGAAATAATTGGAAATATAAAAGATACTGTTGAAATAGTTGACATTATAAAACCGATTTACAATTTCAAAGCAAACGAATAAAAACAATTACCGGCTACAGATTGCTTGTAGTCGCTACCCTAGAAAAATTATAGGCAGAGGTCTATAAGCACCTTTGCTTTTTAAAAGTGGAGGTGCTTTTCTTATGGCTAGTCAGAGCCTTATTTCCACAGTAAACGGATATGAAAACTACATAAAGGATAAAGGAAAAGACGAGCAAGTAATTAATGCCTATGTAGACGCCTGCAGTGTAGCCATAAATGGCGAGAAAGATATTGAGTATGGACTACAGCTCACCAAGAGAGCAAAAGAGCTTATAGAGGGCTTCTGCACGGCTAAAACGGGTGGTACGATTTGGGATTTGGATTATTACCATTTTAAGCATGAGACTACACCATATGACTTAGTTAATCACTATTTTGATTTATTTCTAATGGAAGCTCACTATAAGTTTGAGAGCTTTATGATTTACATGGAAAAAAATCGTCCACCATGGGAAAGATTTTATTTGCCGAGAAGAAATCCGTTAAGCAAAGTCGCACAGCTCATTCAAGATTTGTACGATGACAAGCTCGATGAGGGTATGGTGTTTTGCCCTGGACGTATCGGAAAGACTCAAATCGTTAAAATGGGTAATTTGTGGTTTGGTTCAAACAGGCCTGAGAGGTCAAATCTATATTCTGCATATTCCGACAAAATAACCGGAGGATTTTACGATGGAACATTAGAAATGGTAAATGACCCAACGTACACCTACAAAGATATTTACCCTAAAATTGTAGAGAAAAAAGCTATCACAGACGGAAAAGACCTTACGATAGATTTCTTGCGTAAAAAAACATACCCAACATTTACCATGCGCTCTATATACGGAACACTGAACGGAGCGTGTGACTGTGATGGTTTAGGAGTATATGACGATTTATTTAGTGGTATTGATGAAGCATTAAGCGAGGATAGACAGGCTACAGTTTGGGGAAAGTTTGATAATAACTTTATGCCGAGAATTAAGCCTGGCAAAGCAAAGTTGTTAGGAATAGGCACGAGATGGGCACCGAAAGATGTTCAAGGACGCAGATTAGAATTGCTTGCAAATAATCCTGAATATAAAAACATACGTCATAGAGAGGTTATAATTCCGGCACTCAATGAAAATAATGAGAGCAATTTTGACTATCCCTACAAATTAGGATATTCCACATTAGATTATAAGCGTAGAATGGCTTCATTTGAAGATAATGACGATATGGCTTCATGGTTCGCCCAATATCAGCAAGAGCCGATAGAAAGAAAAGGCCAGATGTTTAATATTGATAACATGAACTTTTTTGACCCGGCAGAAATTGAGGGAATAAGACCTGATAGAATTTTTTCGGCAAACGACCCGGCATATGGTGGTGGAGACTTTGTATCAATGCCGATTTGCTATGAGATTGAAAAGGAATACTATATCGTGGATGTTGTGTATAACGATGGCGATAAGGATATAACAATTCCCGAAGTAACAAGTAGAATGGAAAGTCACTTAGATAAATTCTCGAATAAAACAGCAGAGGTACATTTTGAGGAAACAAAAACAACATCTGCCTATCGTTTGGAGTGCGAGAAAATATGGAAAAAAGATTGCTACCCAATATTGACAAGCCATGACCCAGCAGATAACAAAACTGCAAAAATGGACAGAATTAAAAATCATGCGCCGGATATAAGAAAACTGCATTTCATAAAACTTGAAAGACAAACTAAGGAATACAAGAAATATTTTCAAAACGTTCTTTCTTGCACATATGAGGGCAAAATGAAACATGATGATGGTGTTGATTCTACTGCACAGTTGTGCGATATGATTTTTAGGGAAAAGCGGATAGCAAAGGTTGAAGCAGTACACAATCCGTTCAGAGGAGGGCTTTATTAATGAATACAAAAACTTACTTAAACCAAATTAGCAGATTAGATAAAATGATACAAAACAAACTGTCTGAAATATACCGGCTTAAGACAATAGCATGTAGCGTTACTGTTTCAACGAACAAAGAAGCGGTTGACGTTTCATCGGATAAAGATAAATTAGGCAGTACAGTAACTAAAATTGTGGACTTGGAAAAAGATACAGACAGACTTGTTGATGAATTTATGAGAAAAAGAAATCATATTATCGGTCAAATTGATAGTATGGAGAATACCGACTATTATCATGTACTCTCAATGAGATATGTCAATCAAAACACTTTTGAAGAAATCGCCCAGGCTACAAATTGGAGCATAAGAAAAATATTTACAATCCACGGCAGAGCCTTGCAAGAGTTTGAAAGGCTTTACGGAAAAGAATATCTTGAAAATGTGCAGTAGTGTGCATAGTTTTGCATATCATTGCATATATACACTTAAAAAATTGACAGTTATAATATAACTATGAAAAAATCGTAATTCGTTCATTGCGAAAATCTCTTTTAGAAATGGCGCTCACAGATTGTGGGTGCCATTTTTAGTGAATCGAGGGTGACATGAATAATCAGAATATTGTACCAACAGGAAAACGAAGTGTAATGTGCCCTCGTTGCGGAAAGTTATTAACGTGGGTAAATAAAAGCGACAAGAAACACCACAAAGTAATATGTACGCACTGCCGTAAATGGATATGGTTTTGGGCTGGCACACAAGAATTTCAGATAAAAGAGGTTCCGCAGAGAACTTCTGCAAGTGGCATGAGGTTTTATTGATGTATAGGTACGCACATAAAAACGTAAGACCTTTTTCGGCTGTCTGTCAGAATAATTACGGCAGACAAGTTATTTTCACACGTAAAAGGCAAATCACAAAAAACAACATAATCGAAGAACTGAATAAAGCACTTGTGATTCACGAGCAAAATGCTATTGAGATTGAGTATCTTGACAGATACTATCGTGGTGACCAACCAATTTTGTATCGGCAGAAAGTGAACCGACCGGAAATAAATAATAAGATTGCTGTAAATCTTGCGTATGAGCTTGTTGAGCGCAAAACCGCAGAGATGTGTGCCGAGCCAATCCAATATGTGCTGCGTGGCACCGATAACCATAAGTCGGAAGAAATCACACAGCTTAACATTACGATGGACTCTGAAAGTAAACAAGAGTGCGATATAGACATACATCGTTGGAGAAGCATATGCGGTACCGGCTACAGATTCATCGGTAATGATGACGGACAAGGACAGTTGCTTGATGAGAGCGATTTTTACTTATCTTCTGAAAATCCAATGTATACGTTTGTAGCATACTACTCAAACGGACGTCCGGCATTCTCTTGTCAAATCGGAGAGGACGAGAACGGAGCGGATATTTATTATGTGTTCACCGACAATGAGTGGTTTGATATTCGCAACGACAAGATTTATGCAAGTGGAATAAACGGCAATAGAGCAATTCCGGTGATTGAATATCCAAACAATGCAAGGCGATTATCTGACATCGAAATGACTATTGCAATTACAGATGCTATCAACGTGCTTACATCAGACAGAATTAATGGTGTCGAGCAGTTTGTGTCTGCATGGGTGAAATTCGTTAATTGCGAGATTGACATAGATACATTTAGAAAAATGCGACAAGAGGGAGCATTGGTAGTTAAATCTAACAATGGTTCAGACAACAAGGCTGATGTTGACGTAATGACGAGCGAGCTTAATCAGACAGAGGGGCAAGTGGTATTCACTGACCTTTTTGAAAGATTTTTAAGTATTCAAGGTCTCGCAAATCGTCAGGGCAACACAGGCGGTGACACCGGCTCGGCTGTAGAATTGAGAAATGGACATTACGATGCTGGACTTAGGACGGCTATTAATGAGCCTATCCTTAAGAAATCAGAGAGAATGGCACTTAGGCTTATTCTTAACAGACTGAGAATTAATAAGGGCTTTACGCTTATGCCTAGCGATGTTGAGATACACATTAATCACAACAAGCTAGACAACATGCTTGTTAAAGCAGAAGTGCTTGAAATATTACTTAGGTGCGGTATCAATTACAAGAGGGCTGTTAAGACGATTGACATGTTTAGTGACCCTGAACAAGTCACTCTTGAAAGTGCTAAGCGCATGGAAATGTTATTCCCGGAAGAACAGCCGACAGCAGCTACACCTAACAGTAATAACGATGATAAGAACAATGGAAAGACAGCCGATGAATAATTGGCTGTCAATTTATTTTGGAGCTTGATATGGCAGACGAAATCCACGCACTTAACAAAAATGAAATACAAGACATAGATTACGACACATATTTTGGTGAGATGGATTTATCTGACGAGGAAAAGGAAGATAGAAAAAAACTTGCTGAAAAGTTTGAAAAAATCTTTGTTATGCTATTTGCCTTGCTATCCGGCAAGGAAGAAACAGAGATAACAACTATCACTAAAGAATTTATCATCAGATATGAGAGCATTGCCACACAGTATTGTAAGGCAAAGAAAACACCCTCATACATTACGGATTATGCCCGGTACATTGTGAATGAGGTAGTTGACGCTACCACACAAAATACCGAAGTAGAGTATTTTACTTCACAGAAAAGAGCAAAAAATGTAGCTGCGAATGAAGCTAATACAGTTGGCAATTACAGACTACAAACTGAAATGGTAAAACAGGGCTACAAAACAAAAGAGTGGCGCTCGAAAGAAGATTCACATGTCAGACCTACACATGCAGAAGTTGACAGAAAGAGAATTGATATTTTTGAGCCGTTTGAGGTTGGAAATTCACTGATGATGTTTCCAAAAGACCATTCTTTAGGGGCACAAGTAAAAGAAATAGCAGGGTGTAGATGCAGTGTTAAATATTACAAATAATGAGCAACTTGTAAGGAAAACTTATAGGTTGCTTTTTATTATACAAAATTTGCAGTTGTGCGTTAAACAACAGAAAAACTCGGCGGGAGCGACCCGCGATAACAAAAGCGTGAGTTACGGAGGTAATTGAAATGACAAGAAATGATGTTTTGAAGCTTTTCCCGGACGCAACGGATGAGCAGATAACAAATCTGCTTAACAAGAGCGGTGAGGAAATGGCAAGAGAGAAAGAGAAAGCCAATCAGTATAAAGCTAAAGCCGACAAAGCTGACGAGCTACAGACGCAGCTTGACGAGCTACAGGCTGGCAACATGACAGAACTTGAAAAGGCAAATAAAGCCTTAGATACAGCCAATCAGCAGATAGCCAAGCTACAGAAAGATAATGCTGTCAGAGATTTACGAGAGAGTGCAATGTCTGATTTTTGCATTACTGCCGAACAAGCAAAGACAGTAGTAAAAGAGGACGGCTCTTTTGACACGGCAGTTCTTGGAAAAATTATGTCCGACAAAGAAGCCAATGCGATAGCAGAGTATGAGAAAAATGCACTCAACAACACTCCAAATCCAAGCAATGGCGGTAACAATAATGAACCCGACTCAAAGCCGGCAGATGTAGCCAATGCAGAACAAATCTCATTCGGCACAGTTGCAAGCGCTGAAAGTCAGAACAGCTATGTAATTTAAAACAGGAGGTAGAACGATGGGAAAGCCAATCGTAAGAGACTTTACACAGGGTAAAGGAATTTTAAAATTTTTCCCTTATGAGGGTGCAGCGTGCCTTGTACCACAGACTATGGTAACAAGCGCAGATGGAAACGGAATGAAGATTGTACCGGCCGGTACACCATTCCCAAGCAATGATGCAGAGTGCAAGGGCTATCTGTTACACGATGTAGATGTAACAATGGGTGATGCGCCTGGAACATATGTATATCAGGGAACTATTGATTGGGAGAAAGTTAAGTCGCTTTCAATCGCAGATGAAGCTAGAACTGCAACACCTAGAGTTACTTTCTATGGTGCACCAAAGATTGTAGCAAGTAAGGTTTAAAGGAGGTAGAAGAACATGGCATTACCATTAGCAGAAGCATTTACAGCGAGAAGCCTCGGTGTAATGTGGAACAATTATCAGAAGACATTAGGAACTGCCCCTTATCTTGGCAGACAAAAATTCGGAACACGTAAACAGGATTCACTCGACCTTAGATTTATCAAGGGCAAGAACGGACTGCCGGTGTCACTCAAAGCTTCAAACTTTGACGCACAGGCAGAGCTAAGAGATGTTGGAGGTTTCTCTGACATTCAGAACTCAATGCCATTTTATCGTGAGTCTTATATGGTAACAGAGAAAGAGGAACAGGAGTACGACAATTACAGAACTTCTGAAAACTCTAGCCTTGCCAATAACGTATTACGTGAAATCTCAAAGAAACCAATGAACCTTATCGAGGGCGCATTAGTTGTACCGGAGAGACAGATTTGGCAGTTACTTGCACCTACAGATGGTGTACCAAGAGTAAAAGTAACTATTGGTGACAAACCTTTTTACATTGACTATCTTGCAGATGATGAGAAATCAGAGCATACGGCAAAGCATTACAAGACTTTTACAGGCACAAGCGCATGGGACAAGTCGGATACAGCCACACCACTTGACGATCTTATTAAGACCAAGAGAGATTTCTCAAAGGCTACAGGCTACTCACTTACACGTTTCACCATGAATACAGAGACTTGGGAAATGGTTCTCGGAGCAGAAGATACAAAGAAACAGGTGCTCGGTATCACTGCTTACAATGGCGGTATCAGATTACAGCAAGGACAGGTTACTGAATACCTTAGAGGATATGGTATCGAGATTGAAGTATACGATAAGCTCTATGTTGACGAGTCAGGACAGACACAATACTTTGTGCCAACAGGCATTGTATCTGCGCAGTCTGCCGGAGTATTCCTTGGAGATTACACATTCGGTAAGACTCCGGAGGAAAGAAGCGGAAGTATCACAGACGGAAACCTCTCACTTGTTGAGACAGGTGTATCTGTATACACATATGCTACAAATCATCCTATCAATACTCACTGTATCGTATCTATGATTGGATTACCTACATTCGAGGGTATGGATAGCGTTATGGTTCTCAAAGTTAAGGAGGATTAAGGCTTATGATAGCAACGCACTCTATAAAGCATGATGGAGTGTGGTATAAAGTCGGAGACGAGGTACCGGAAAGCAATAGCAATTCGGTACCTTCTGATTTTATGAACCCACCTGAAACACCATACACAAAGACGGAAATTAACAGAATGTCAACAGCCGACCTAAAGAAGCTTGCGAGTGAAAATGGTATCGAAAATGCCACAGAAATAAATGGCAGCGACTTGAAGAAAATGTTAATTGAAAAATTTGGATTATAAGGAGCTTGGCATGGAATACACCACATTAGAGCAAGTCAAAATCAGACTTAAACAATTTCATATTGATACAGTCACGAATGATGATGAAACAACATCTGATGTGGTTGTATTCGATAAAAAGGAAGATAACCCACTCATTGAACAGCTCATTAAGCAAGCCACGGAAGATGTAAAGGCAAAAAGGTGTTATCCAGACACTTTCACTGATGATGATATAACTGCCGATTTAAAGCAGTTTGAAAATGTCATTATCAATCTTGCTGTATACGACCATTCACAAGCCGGTGAGAACTACATGAGCGCATTGAGTGAGGGTGGAGTGAGCCGTACATGGAAAGACAGAGATAAGCTGTTTGTCGGAGTATTTCCTTTTGTCAAAGTGCTATAAGCAAAAGAAGATTGTGCGTTACCATTTTACTGATGTCGGTAACATGGTAGCAGGCGGTACACATTAAGTGGTGGTGGGCGGTGTGCCAATTACCAAAGATGAAAGGCTGTAAGATGAATAATTTAATCTATCAGACATACATTATTGCCTTACCGATTGTTCTAACAGCGCTTTTGGGTTATATCGTTTGGCTTTTACAAGAGCAGAAAAAGCAAAAAGCGATAGACACAAAAGAAAGAAACGAGCGCATTGAAGAGGAAAAGAAGCTACGACAAGCGAACGGAAAAGGTACAATGTTACTTTTACGAGTACAGCTTATCGAATACCATGATAAGTACATGGAGCTTGGTGAAATCCCATTATATGCGTATCAGAATTTTTGCGAGATGTATGACGCATACCACACGCTCGGAGGTGATGGCGGGGTAACAAAAATGAAAAATGAGATTGAGGAAATCCATTTAGGCAAAGGAGGGAAAAACTGATGGACTTTACACAAGTACCTACAGTAGTTGCTATTATGGTAATTACTTATTTAATCGGATATGCTTCAAAGCAGATACCACAGGTTAAAGATAATATTATTCCTATTATCGTAGGTGTAGCCGGTGGAGTACTCGGTATTGTTGGAATGTTTGTAATTCCCGGTTATCCGGCAAACAACATTCTTGATGCAATAGCCGTTGGCATTGTGTCGGGCATGGCAAGTACCGGTGTTAATCAGATTTATAAGCAGGTAAAGAAAAATGCTTGACATCAATAAGCAAGCCATGAAGTACGCGCTTCAAGGTCAAACTGTCACAGTATATGACAAAGACGATGACGGAAATCCAAAGTTTTACGAAACAGAGGACGGAGAGAAGATATACTACACGCATGAAGAAACAGGCTTTTCGGAGCCAATTGATTTTCGGGCGAATATATCGTTTGACGGAGGAGAAGCACAGAACAAGGAATATGGCTTTAATACGGCTGATTTTGATGCTGTTTTGCTGACAGACAGAGGAGAATACCCTTTTAAAAAAGGTGACATTATTTGGCTTGATAGCGAGCCTACAAAGGACGAAAACGGATTAGTTGATTCAACTTCCGCAGACTTTACAATAGTGGGAGTAAAACCCTCTCTCTATTCAGTTAAATACATGCTCAAAGCAGTCGTGAAAGAAGTGTAATTATGAAGATTGACGTTTCCCTGACAGAAAAATCTATACAAGATGCGATAGACAAGCTTGAAAAATATAAAGACCGCTTACAAGACAAGTGCATAGCGTTTGTTGGTGAGCTTGCTAGTAACGGCATAGCCGTAGCACAAGCAAATACAGGCAATTTCGGGCACTATATTACATTTAGTTACGAAATTAAAGATACAACGGACGGCTGTACAGCTATTGTACTTGCCACGGAAACAGGGCAGATACAAAGCACATGGCAGACGGCAGATGGGCTTAAGACAGTTGATGTATCGCCTTTGCTTATGGCCGAATACGGCTCAGGCTGGAGAGCTAAGCCGCACTTCAATGATGCGAGAGGCGGTCAGGGAACTTTTCCGGGGCAGACACACGCATTTGACAGTGAGGGTTGGTATTGGAGAGACGAAAGCGGAGAATTACACCATTCATACGGCATTACACCTACAATGCCGATGTATCACGCATTTTTAAAAATGGAAAATGAAATCATGAAAACGGCACGGAAAAATTTTAGTTGAGGTGATAAAGTGGCGAGTCAAAATCAATGGGTCTACGACCTTGAAAGCCTCACATATGCAATTGTAAAAACCCGATGTGAGAAAAAATTGAAAACTAAATATCCCAAGCTAAAATTCACACAAGAGGAACAGTCGGACAGTGCAACGGCTAGCTTCCCAACGGTGCTAGTTCAAGCACTCGAACCTATTGAACAGAATGAGGATTTAGAGTGTGAAAGAATAAATACAGTGTTATTTACGGCACAAGTAATTGTTACAACGAATAAAAGCCGTTCAGAAGCCTTGAATGTGGCACAGACAGTGGCTAATGAATACAAAGCTATGTCATTCAAGCTGACAACAATCCCATTCGCTAGAAAAAACGGCAAAATATGGACAGCAACATTACGTGCTAGGCGGTCATTCGACTGGAACGATAGATTATAAGAGCCTTTTGGCTCTTATTTTTTTATGAAAAATTAGGAGGTAATAAAAATGGCAACAGGTTTAAAAAGTAGAATTGCTTACAAGACACCAACCGCATCCGCCACAAGTGGCGATTACTGGGCTGGAACTTACAAGCTCTTACTTAGAGCAAAATCAATTCCCTCACCATTCGGCTCACAGAACATGGTAGATACTTCAACTCTTGAGGATTTAGTAGAGACACAGGAAATGGGCAGACGTTCAGCCGGTTCTATGGAAGTTGAGGGAGCTTTTGAGAAGAAGTACAAAGACGAGATGGTAACCAATGAGGGTAAGAAACTTGACTTTATCATTCTCTATGGTACAGACGGAAAAGGTTCAGAAGGTATCTGTGCTTTTATCGGTCAGGAGTCATTCGCCCCAGGCGAGGCTTCTGATGACCACTTAACAGGAACTGCGACTGTATCAGTACAGACAGTACCTAAGTGGATTGAGGATAACTACGATGTTGCGGTCACAGAGGATGACCAAGGCTATCCAGTAGAAATCACACTCACAAAAAAATCATGAGCCAATCGAAAAAAGCCGTAGCGGTTGGCTATGATGATAGCACGGCTGACAGCGAACTTGAAGAAACAATATAGTAAGGTAATGGAGGCAGTTTTATACTGCCTCTTTCCCTATATAAATTAGGGAGAAAGGGAAAGATAAAATGAAAATTAAATTAAATGGAAAAGAATACACAATTAAATTCGGATATGCACCGGTAGTTAAAAATAAAATTATCCCAAGGCTCGTAGGAATGAAACAGCAGGGCGAGGGACTTGAAGTCATTGACAACATGCTTGAATTTTTACCGGAGTTTTTGCTTGTAGGCTTGCAAAAATTCCATGCTGACGAATTTGGCTTTGATTTTAACAATAAAGAAGCAAAAGAGAAACAGCTCGTAAAGGTATACGATTTACTTGACGATTATCTTGACCCGGAGAATGAAGAGGGCGGAGATTTACAATCACTCTATAATGACTTGTCTGCGGAAATGGAGAAAAACAGTTTTTTATCCAAGATGTTGGCGAAAGAGGTACAGACAGCCAAGAAGAAACCAATCAAGAAGTAAAAGAGCTTACATGGGAAGTATATTGCAACGAAATCCGCCCATATTGGCTTTTGGTAACTAAAGGCTATGGATTTAGCGTTGAGGACATAGATATGTCTTGTCCGGCTGATTTAGAGCCTTATTCAAAGGCTTATATGCTCGAGCAAAAAGAAGCCGACTCCAACATGTGGGCTTGGTGGGGCACATACGGACTAAGCGCAACTCTTACAGCAATTGACAGAGCTTTGAATGGCAACAAAGCAAGAGCAAAATACATTGAAAAATCGTTAAATGAGCAATACTCAGAAGATAACGAGCCTAAATACAAGGAGTCTAATGAGGAAATTGCCGTTTATGAAATGAAGCAACGAATTAACGCATTAAGACAGTCAGGATTACCTGAAAGTCCTGATTAATGAGGTGAAAATATGGCATATAAAGGAATTGACGTATCGTCATATCAAGGAAATATTGATTGGAGTAAGGTTAAGTGGGCTGGGGTTCAATTTGCAATCCTTAAAATAATCCGCAAAGACCTTAATCCGGATAAAACCTTTGAGCAAAACTGGAAAGGCTGTACTGATGTAGGAATGCCAATACAAGGTGTTTATAACTACTCATACGCTACAACAGTAGACAAGGCAAAGATGGACGCAAATAAGGTCATTCAGACACTTAGCGGAAGAAAAACCTTTGTTTGGTTGGATGTTGAGGACAAGTGCCAGCAAGGACTCGGACAGACGCTTATTGATATTATCAACACATATCAGAGCGTTATCAAGAGCGCCGGACTTAACTTTGGTGTATACACAGGGCTTAGCTTTTACAATCAGTACATTGCACCATACGCAAATCAGATTAATTGTCCATTTTGGATTGCACGTTATCCGTCAACTAAGGGAATGTCTATAGGTGATGAGCCTAACAGTGCAAAGAAGCCTGTTATTCAACATCCTCTGTATGGCTGGCAGTATTCAAGCGCGTTTACTTGTAGCGGTCTGAATAACAGCACAGATGCTAACTTACTATACATTGAACTTAATAAGGGTGATGGAATAGAGAATAGTTCGGCACCAATAGCAACTCCGGTAAAGAATAACGCTTGGAAAGGCAATGAGGAATATTACCTCGATAATGATGATGTAAGAAAATGGCAACATGCTATGAACATCGGATTTGACACAGACGAGCTTAAGGAAGATGGCAAGTTTGGAGCTAACTCACAGAGATTTGCTAAAAATCACAATTTGTGGAGTGGACAGAAGCATAACTGCCCGACAGCTATTAAGTGGCTGAGAAAAACTCTACACGACAAGTATCATTTTTACAAACTTGATACCGATTACGGCAAATGGACGGACTATCTCACTAAATGTGTCAAAGTATTTCAAAAGAATAGAGGTCTTAAGCAAGATGGATATGTTGGATTAATTACAACATACTATCTGCTCAAAGACTAAATACATGAGAGCTACTTTAGTGTAGCTCTCTTTTTTATTACATACAGGGAGGTGAGAAAATGGCAGAGAGCATTGAGCTTCAAATCAAGTCGGACGCGCAACAAGCGATTAAAGCCATAGGCAATTTACAAAGTAAGTTGCAAGGACTTGGAAGTACTCTCAATTCCCTCAATGGTGCAAGCATAAGCAATTTTGCGAGTGGAATGTCGCAACTTGCAACATCACTTAGAAGTGTGAGCAGTATTGACACTCGTACCTTTAGCAAGATTGCGACTAACATGGAAAAGCTCGGCAATCTTGATACTGCAAGACTTGTCAGCTCGGCAAGTGCCTTAAAGAACATGGCAACAGAATTGTCAGGCTTTGCAAATATCTCAAAGCAATCAGCAGAGATTACACAGTTAACAGCTTCAATCTCAAAGCTCGGTTCAAAATCAGCCGGTTATGCTGCGGAGAACATCAGGAACCTTGGTGGCGCCTTGAAAGAGGTAATGGCAACATTATCTAACGCACCGAGAGTCAACAGTAACATTATTCAAATGACTAATGCACTTGCTAATCTGTCGCAACAAGGCGCAAAAGTTGGCTCGGCTAGTAGGTCGCTCATAACAGGCTTTTCAAACACAACTAAGTCAATTAAGAGTACAAGAAGTGGATTCAGGGGCTTAGCTTCAACTATCGGTAAGTTTTACGCAACTTATTGGTTGGTTATGCGAGCTGTCGGAAAGCTAGGCGGTGCAGTTGATTTAGCAAGCCAATTAACCGAGGTTCAAAACGTAGTAGATACCACGTTTGGTGACATGGCAAGCAAAGTTGATGACTTCACAAAGACATCAATTCAAGATTTTGGAATGTCAGAACTGACAGTTAAGCAAATATCAAGCCGTTTCCAAGCGTTAGGTACTTCTATAGGCATTTCGTCAGAACAAGTGGCAAATGGTACAGCTGTGGCAAATAAAGCTCTTATGAGCCAAAATAACACACTATACAAGACTACAGACAGCATGGCTGATATGTCGCTTAATCTTACAAGGTTAGCTGGCGATATGGCTTCATTCTATGATGTAGACCAAGCTGATGTTGCAAAGAGCTTACAATCCATTTTTTCGGGAACAATCGCACCATTAAGGAGATACGGACTTGATTTGACACAGGCCACACTTTCGGAATGGGCTATGAAAAACGGACTTGACGCAAATATCAAGTCAATGACGCAAGCTGAAAAGGTATTGCTAAGATACAACTATGTCATGGCAAATACGCAAGCTGCGCAAGGTGATTTCGCTAAGACCGCAAATACCTGGGCTAACAGTGTAAGAGTCCTTAAGCAAGAGTTCCAAGCATGGGGCAGTATCATAGGTAGCGTAATAATCAATGCTTTAAAGCCATTTGTTCAAGCCTTAAGTAAAGTAATGCTCAAGGTTATCAGTTTCACAAGAACTGTAGCTGACGCACTCGGAGCAATCTTCGGATGGACTATCGAAATAAGTGGTCGCGGTGCCACGGCTGACGGCATGGAGGATATAGCTGACGGAGTAGGCGATATTGGCGATAACGCTGATAGCTCTAATAAGAAAGCACAAAAACTGAAAAAGACATTGCTTAGCATAGACGAGATACACGCACTTGACGATAACAGCGATAGTGGCAGTGGCGGAGGCTCGGGCAGTGGCGGTTCAGGCGGTGGTGGAGCTGGCAGTGGAGTTGATAGCTCACTGAAAAAGACCGATGGATTGCTCGAAAAATACAAATCATCAATCAAAGATTTATACTCACTCGGAAAGTACATCGGTGACGCTCTTGCGAGTGCTATGGAGAGCATTGATTGGAAGAAGATTTATCAGAAAGCTGACAATTTCGGAAAAGGACTTGCAGACTTCCTTAATGGTTTAATCAGCCCAAGACTCTTTTATGACCTAGGCGCAACAATAGCCGGTTCACTGAATACAGCTTTGCATTTTCTCGATTCATTCGGTACAACATTCGACTGGACTAATTTTGGCTTGTCGATTGCTAACGGCATTAATGGATTTTTTGAGAATTTTGATTTTGCGTTACTAGCAAAAACTATTAACGCATGGGTACAAGGAATATACACCATGCTAACCACGGCAATTAAAAATGTGTCGTGGAAAGACGTACTAAAAGGAATTACGGACTTTTTAAGCAATTTGGACATTAAAACTGTTGAGATAATAGTTGGCACATTGCTGATAAAAAAGATAATTTCGCTAAAATTAGGTTCAGTGGCACTCGCTTTTATTGGAAAATCATTATCAAAAGCGATAGCACAGGCAATAGCTTCAAAAATTGGATTTGAGCTTGTAGAAGGAGCCGGCATTGGAACGGCAATAATGCAAGCATTTAAAACCATTTTTGCTTCATTATCAACAAATCTTGGATTACTCATAGAGGGATTATTCAGTGGTTTAAGCTTGGGTGATGCAATAACGGCTGCATTCGGAACGGGGGCAGCAGACCTATTAGCAACAATCGGTTCTGCTTTTTCGGCAATAGCCGGAACAATTTTATCTATCGTAAATTTTGTCAAAATGCTAAAAGACGGATTTAGCTGGGTGAATGAGATTTTAATGGTGATAGGTGTTGCATTAGCTACAATCGGAGCAATATTAGCTGGTGTTGCAGCATTGCCGGCGGTAATTGTTGGAGCAATAGTGGCGGCAGTATCAACAATCGTTGTTTTAGTAAAAGATAATTGGAACACAATTTGTGAACTATTTTCAACGGTTGGCGATTGGTTCAATGAAAATGTCATTGAGCCTGTAGTTTCGTTTTTTAAAGATATGTGGAAAACCATAAGTGGCTTTTTCGGTTCTCTATGGAAAGACATAGTAACTGTGTGGCAAGGAGCTTCGAAATGGTTTAGTTCCACAGTAATTGAGCCGATAGTTGGCTTTTTTAAAGGCTTTGCTACACGAGCACAACAGATTTTTCAAGGTATTTGGATAATAATCCAAGCAATTTGGATAGTAGCTTCAAGCTGGTTTAATAATAATGTAATTACTCCAATTTCAAATCTGTTTAACTTTTTAAAAACACTTATACAGACAACGATACAGACAGCAAAAGATTTTGTATTTTCAACATGGCAAGGGGTGGCAAGTTGGTTTAGCGGTACAGTAATACAACCGATTTCAAACTTTTTTAATATGTTGAAAGCTGGTATAACATCGGCACTTAGCACAGCAAAGAACTTTGTTATATCTACTTGGCAAAGCGTGGCGGGTTGGTTTAATGGCAATGTTATTTCGCCTGTTGTAAACTGCTTTAATATTATGAAAAATGGAATTACAAACGCATTTAATTATGTGTGGAGTTCAATAAGAGGTGGTGTTACAGGAGCCATGAACTACGTTATTTCTAAAATAGAAAACGGCGTTAATTTTGTTGTCAGTGGAATTAACTCTTTATTAAGAGGATTTAACAAAGTTGTTTCTATGGCTGCTAAGGTGGCCGGTACAAATTGGGGTGGAGTATCGTTGGTTCCGAAAGTGCATATTCCAAGGCTTGCTAGTGGTGGAATTTTCCCAAGGGGAGAGGACGGCATGGCTTTTATTAATCATAACGAGTTAGTCGGTAGGTTCTCCAATGGCAAAAACGTGGTAGCAAATAACCAACAAATCACCGAAGGAATTAAACAGGCTGTCATGGAGGGTATGGCACAAGTAATGATGAACTATAATGCCGGTGGAAACCCTGCGCCTATCATTGAGAACGTGTTTAAGTGCGACAGCGAAACACTCTATCGCATGACACAGGTAGGCAAAGCAAAGCATGGACAACGATATATTGTAGCAAATGAATTTGGCTAAGACACTCACCCTTGTGTGGGTGTCTTTTTACGAGGTAACAATATGGCAATGATGTTAGTAGACGGAGTGGAATTACCTACTCCGTCAACTTTTGAATGGGGCATGATTGATGTGTCTGCAAGCGATAGCGGGCGAACACAGGACGCTCAAATGCATAAAAACAGAATAGCACAGAAACGACAGCTTAAATTGTCGTGGAGTGGTACAGACACAGCTAGGACAGCAAGGATACTTCAAATGGTAAACCCCGAATATATCAGAGTGACATATCCTGACGCTATGAGTGGCACTGATGAAACACGCACGTTCTATGTGGGTGATAGGAGCGCACCTATCAAGATATGGACTATCAACAATAAGAGGTACGAGACATTGAGCTTTGACCTCATAGAAGTATAAGGCGGTGATTAAATGCTTAACGTATCGGCTAAGTGGCAAAGAGCAGTAATGCTCGATAATAATATAAACGTAAATTGTTTTGCTGACATAGTTACGGCAAGCGGTGAAAAAATACCTATTAGTGATAGTGAGCTGTGGGCGAATGGCTTCGAGGTCAATGACTCAACATCGAGCAATGGCACTTTCACAATCGGGGCTTTGGTTGCCGGAAAACTGAAAATTAAGCTGAATAACATTTATGAAGATTACAGCAAGTATGATTTTGATAAGGCAAGTGTAACAGCATATGTTTCAAAAAGCTTTTCTGATGGCACAACCGAAAAACTAAAAATCGGTGAGTATAGAGTTAGCGAAACAAGCTATGACGGCTCACTCATAACGCTTACTTGCCTTGACAATATTAATAATTTCAATCGCGAGTATGACAGCAATTTAAGCTACCCTACGACAGCATATGAGGTAGTCAGAGACGCTTGCATTAAGTGTGATGTACCTTTTACTATGGCGAGATTTGACAACTCTGATTACGTGATTAACGAGATACCAAGTAATAATCAAAAACTCACATATGGACAGGCGATAGCTTACATTTTGCAGTTAAGCGGATTATGGGGCAAATGCGGTCACGATGGCGAATTGCTTATCGAGTGGTATGATATGAGTCAGTTTGGGAGCCAAAATTACAATGGCGGAACTTTTAGCACAAAAACTACACCATACTCTGACGGAGATAGTGTTGATGGTGGAAATTTCACCGACTATTCAAGTGGAGATGGTGCTGATGGTGGAACATTTACAGAAACGAGAAATTACCACAATATTTACACGCAAAAAGACTTGAACGTTGCGACTGATGATGTTGTTATCACCGGGGTAAAGGTAACTGTAACCTCAAAAGAGGACAAGACAAAAGATGTTAATGCTCTTGCCGGAAAAGAGGGATATGTAGTCTCAATCTCTGATAATCCGTTTATTTCGGCAGAAAAGGCACAGACAGTTGCAAACTATATCTTCAAAAAAATCGGAGGCATGAGGTTCAGACCTCTTGACGCTACACTCTTGTCAAACCCACTGATTGAGAGTGGAGATGTGGCACTTGTAACGGACCGCAAGCAAAATACCTATAGCTGTTTTATTTCTAACCGAACATTTACAGTTGGAAGTGGCACTAAAATTTCGTGTGATGCCGAAAATGCTTCAAGAAATAGTGCTGATAAATTCAGTAGTGAGACAAAGGCTGTCGTACAAGCTAGGAAAGTTGCACAGATACAACTAAGTGCATATGACAAGCAAATGCAATTACTGACACAGCTAATGTCTCAATCACTCGGACTTTTTAAGACCGAGCAGAAACAAGAAGATGGCTCAATCATTTACATTATGCACAATAAAGCCGACCTTAATTCGAGCAATATACAGTGGAAAATGACAGCTAACGGCATGGCTGTGTCAAGTGACTATGGTAAAACATGGAATGCCGGAGTTGATAAAGACGGAAACGCTGTTTTCAATGTTATGTCAGCTATTGGCATTAATTTTGACTGGGCGCATGGTGGTACGCTCACTCTAGGCGGTGAGAATAACACAAACGGCAAGCAGTATGTCAAAGACGCAAAAGGAAAAATTCTGATTACGCTTGATAACAAGGGCATTACGCTCGCTGACGGAGTGAGTATTTCGTGGAACAATATCTCAGACCAACCCGATTTTGCAACAAACGATAAGTTAAACGAATTAAAAGACAATATTGGCTATACGCAAATAGGAAAAGAGTATGTTATTTCCCCAAAAATTGTAGGAGCATACGGCGAATTTACAAAAGCTTTCAATGTTGATGTTGTCAACCCGTCCACAGGACTCAATCAAAGTTTTTGGGCGCAAGACGCGGAAACAGGGACAAAAATAAGCGGAAATTACAGTGGAAATGATATTGATAATAATCTTACAGTAAATCCAGAGGGAGCAAACCTTTTTTCAAACGTTGGAGGACATACTAGCGGTATGGGCTGTGGCGGTGGCTTTGCAAGCATAAACGGTGAAACGGTTAATGTAAGTGGAACTAACGTTGACATTACCGCAAACAATTTGACTCTTAATGGGGTTGAAACTGTTTTTGGCTCAAAAACATTTACCAATGAAAACGGCTGGTATTGGAGACAGTGGACAGATGGATATATAGAAATGTGGGGAAGTTTTCCCGCGACTGTCTCGTTTGGCTCTAAATATGGTAGTCTGTATTATACTTATGGAAGCGTATATATGCCAGACGGAATAAAAAGTATCTTACATACTACAGGTACTGTGTTTTGTAGCGCCGGCGGGTTGTATTCTATTTTTTTTACAAGATGGAGCAGTAATGAGTTGGGGTTTTGTATAAACTCGGCTGCTGCAGAAACAAACAAACAATTGTATTTACAACTTCACGTTTTAGGCAAATGGAGATAATTGATGAAAGCGAGGCGTAATTTATGGCAATTCAAATGAGACGAGGGGCATACGCGGAGTTTGACCCCTTAAAAATGAAAGCTGGAGAATGGGCGGTATCGACCGACTCCGACACGAAAAAACAGCAAATATGGATGTGCTTCGCGCCCGGAATAGTTAAGCGGATGGGAACCGTTGAGGATTTTAACACTGAAATTCAAAGACTTATTCAGAACTATCTTGACGGCATGGCAGAATCGGTAGAAAAGGCTCAAGAATCAGCAGAACTTGCCACAAGCAAAGCTCAAGAATCAGCTGTCTCTGCGAGTAACGCTAAGGCGAGCGAAACAAATTCTAAGACTAGTGAAACTAATGCTAAGAAATCAGAGATTAATGCGTCTACAAGCGCAGCCA